ACAAACAGTATGAGCTAGGATTACAACGCACTGGCCTCGGTGATGATGCTCCGGGTGGAGCACAATTTGAAGGTGCGAACCGTGTCGTACATCCGATGTTAATCCAAGCGTGCGTTGACTTTTCCGCACGATTTATGAAGGAAGCGTTTCCATCTAACGGACCCGTAAAAAGTAAAGTTCAAGGTGAGCAAACGCCAGACAAATTAGAAAAAGCCAGACGCAAAACTGATTTTATGAACTGGCAAACTACACAACAAATGCCTGAGTTCCGTGCTGAACTAGAACAATTGAGCACGCAATTGCCACTTGGTGGTGGGCAGTATATGAAATTTATGTGGGATAGTTTGCATCGTAAACCACAATCTGAGTTTATTCCAATTGATGATGTATACTTACCGTTCGCTGCTACGAACTTTTATACGGCAGAACGTAAGACTCATGTGCAGTATATCACCAAGATGGAATACGAAAGACGGGTTACGTCTGGTATGTATATCGATGTTGATCTGGGTTATCCGAATGAACCAGAGTATAGCAAAGCAACGACTGCCAACGATAAGATCGAAGGTAAACAAGAAAGTAGTTACAACGAAGATGGTTTGAGAACAATTTTCGAAATCTATACGTTTATGGATTTTGACGATGGATTAGAGCCATACATCCTGACAGTAGATAAAACAACCAACAAGGCGTTGTCATTGTATCGTAACTGGGAAGCAGACGATCAGATGAAAAACGAGTTGGATTGGATTGTTGAGTTTCCTTTCGTCCCGTGGCGAGGAGCCTATCCTATCGGATTAACTCAGATGATCGGTGGTTTAAGTGGGGCAGCTACCGGAGCACTGAGGGCATTGATGGATAGTGCTCATATTCAAAACATTCCTACAATGTTAAAGCTAAAAGGTGGTCCAAGTGGACAGACAATTAGCTTGCAACCTACCGAAATTGCTGAAATTGAAGGTGGGGCGATGGTTGATGACATCCGAAAGATAGCGATGCCACTGCCATTTGGTGGACCAAGTCCTACACTGTTTCAATTACTAGGGTTTTTAGTTGATGCTGGCCAAAGTGTGGTTCAAACATCATTTGAAAAGCTAAGTGATACCAATCCAAATATGCCTGTTGGCACCACAATGGCTCTTATTGAACAGGGTATGGTGGTGTTTAGCTCGATACATTCACGTTTACATTCGTCTATGGAGCGTTGCTTCAAGATTCTACACCGAATCAACAGTGCTTACATGGTGGACGAAGACCTACAAGGTAATGATGCTGGCCTAGAAATAGAACCAGTTGACTTTGATGGTCCTATGGATGTCGTTCCGGTTAGTGATCCAGCTATTTTTAGTGAAACACAACGATTCGCACAAATCCAAGCTATCATGGAACGTGCTCGTTTGATGCCTCAAATGTATGATGCACGCAAAGTTGAGGAAATGTTTCTGAGAGTTATGAAAGTTCCAGACTCAGAGGTGTTAGTTGACCCTCCCGGAACTGAAAATCTTGACCCAGTCAGTGAAAATGTGGCTGCTGCGTTGGGTAGACCCGTGTATGTACTGCCCGAACAGGACCACATGGCACATATGTTGACGCATATGCCCTTTCTGAAGTCTCCGTTGTTCGGTGGGAACCCTGCCATTCAACCAACTTTTCTGTATCCAATGGCAATTCATCTGAGAGATCACCTTTTAAACTATTATTTGGTGGAAGCTCATACGGCAGTCCAAATGGCACAGTCTCAAAATTTAATTAAGGACGAAGCACGGGAAGAAGTTACGGTAATTAACCAAGTTCAACAGTTTATAGAGAAGCAATTAGGTGAGTTTGGGCAAGATTTGACCAAAATAACTGCCGAAGCACAGAAATTTGCCCCACAACCACCAATGGCACAAGACAAATCGCTAGAAATTGCACAAATGACGTTGCAACAGCGTGCAGAAACAGATCGAGCCAAGATTCAACAGGATCAAATGGAGCTACAAGCTAAAATGGAGCTTGAAAATCAGAAAATACAACTCAAAACTACCGAAATGGCGAACGAAGACCAACTTGAAGCAGCTAAGATTGAGAATGACATTGCAGATCGTCAGGCTAAATTTGATTTAGAGGCTATCAAACAAGAAAATGAGAACAGAAGGAAGGCTGAGGACTTAGCAGCCAGAGAACGAATGAATACGTCAGATAACGAGACAGCTAAATTACTCGCAGCTGCTGAAATGGCTACGGGTGAAAAGGTGGCAGTGTCCACCGGAACAGGAATAAATCCAAACCCAACACCATAACTGACCAAGAGTAGAACTTAAAACATGGCGTTTTTGCAGAGTAATATTCCGCACTTCAAATGTTGGGTGCGAAGAGAGTACACCTACAATCACGAACAATTTCACGGTGAGTTTATCCATGCTATGGCGATAGCCGTGACAACAATACCATGTAGAAGTCTTAGCTTTCAGTTAATTTTTACGGGTGCAGAAACATACGACACCGATGAACCGAATGTTCATGGCGGTGCAATGTGGGCTAGA